ACCTATGACCCGGACGAAAAGCCCAACATCGACGATTGGCGCACTTTTAGAAGTGTTGACTAATTGAGTTTTTGGTAGTATAATTATAACTTAAACAATGAAAGGAGGCGAATATGCCAAGTGTATTTTTAGTTAGCGACACGCATTTTGGACACACTGGTGTATGTCGCTTCACACGTAACGATGGTGTTACAAAACTTCGTCCATGGGACAATGCAGATGAAATGGACGAAGCAATGGTTGAGGCGTGGAACGAACGGGTAAAACCCACTGACAAGGTCTATCATTTGGGCGATGTTGTCATCAATCGTAAAGCGTTAAGCATCATGCGCAGACTTAACGGCGACAAAGTTTTAATTCGTGGTAACCACGATATCTTTAAAGATGAGGACTATCGTCAGTACTTTAGAGAACTTAGAGCTTATCACGTTATGAATGGTATGATCCTTAGCCATATTCCTGTTCACGCAGAAAGTCTTGGACGTTTTGGTGTTAATATTCACGGACACTTACATGCAAATCGTGTTAAGAAAGCTCGAGGAGTTGATGCTAGAACTGGTGAAGTACTATACAGCGATGAAAACGATGTTCGTTATCATTGCGTTTGCGTAGAACAAACCCCTGATTTTGCTCCTATTTTGTTTGAAGATGTCATTAAGAACATCGAAGCAGAGGGCGGAAGTGTAGGATTTAAGAACGGAAATGGCCCTACTATGTAATAATAGTAGTGGTTAAATAGGGCCTTAGGGCCCTATTTTTTTGACTATGCGTTCTGTTCATTTTAATAAATACACTATAGAATAACGGAGATAGCACGATGTCGCTACGCATAAGAAGAGGAACTGACGCCCAAAGACAAACCCTTACATTTGATCAGGGCGAAATTGTCTATACTAACGATACTAAGAAACTATACGTAGGTGATGGAATCACACAGGGCGGAGTTAATATTCTAGCTACTTCAGCAGGTGTTGGCGTTACTTTTAACGCAACAACACAGGCATTTGATTTCAGTACACAAAATTTAGGAATTACAACCAGCGTAGTAAGCGAAGGATCAAACAAATATTTTACAACACAGCGAGCACAAGATGCGGCTGCTAGCTTGTTTACTTCAGTTGGAAGTCCAACTGGCACAGGTACGATTACCGGTACAGTTGCTACTGGATCAATTACAGTAAGTGTAGCACCTAGTAATATGGTACAAGGTGAGCGTTTTGTTGTATCAGGTACAGGCGGAAATGGCTTGTCAGCTGGTACCTATTACGTAGTAAGTGTAGTTTCAACAACTATTACACTAGCTAGTTCTTTAGCTAACGCAATGGCTGGCACAGCGATTACTAGTCTAACTACTGGCGCAATTACTGGAACAAGTTATTCTGCAGGCGGAACTGATACTGGAATTAATTTTACTTATGATTCAATTAATCATGTAATGAACGTAACTGCTAGCGGTGTCACTAGCATTATTAACGATACTAGCCCTTCATTAGGCGGAAACTTAGCAATCGGAAACTATAATATTACTAGCTCCGGTACAGGAGCTATTAGTATTGCAGGTGGAATAACTACTACTGGTACTATTACTGGCGGAACTGTTACAGGAACAACAGTTAATGCTACTACATTAGGCACAGCGGCGATTGCAGTACCTGATGCAAGTCTTGGATTACAAATTGGTACTAAACTTGGAAACAGTTTCTCAGTAAATTATTATAATGGAACAGCTGGAAGTCCAACATCAGTATCTACTGGACCAAGCGGCATGGTAGTGTCTATTAAAGGCTATACAGGAACATTATATCAATTTGCAGGTGCAGTAGGTGCTGGTTGGGAAGTAGGTGCAAACCTTTCTGACAGCTCACCAAAATCTTCTGTTGCGTTAATATCAGGCGCAGGCGGCAGTGGTATTAATCAGGCAATTTTAAACAGTGCAGGAACACTTTCTGCAAACACTATTCAAACTGGTTCATATGCAGGATCGGGCTTGTATCCTTCACCAGCAACGGCTGGTATGATTATCTTTGACAGTAGCAACAGCCATTTCTATGGTTATAACGGTACTGTTTGGAAACAGTTAGATAATTAAAATCTATTATAAATTTAACGTGTGTTGTGACTAATAAATAGAGTTATGATACACGGACAAATTTATATAGATTTAGAAAAACACGTAGACTTAACAGGGTTTGATTCTTTACATTTAGAAATTTCTAGGGGAATAGCTCTTGCTAGAGATTTTGCATATGATGGACTACAATCAGTACCTAATGGCACTATGCATCCTCATGCACAAGGTTATAAAGTTAATCCATTGTTTGAAGTAACTGATAATTGGAAAGCATTGCCAGATGATGATCCATTTAAAATAGCAGGAAAAGATCTAACATATAATCAATTAACTGACTATTTAAAAAATGCCTACGGAGCATATGACTACTATCGTCTCTTTCAATTGATTAATGAAGATGGAGTTAATGAGAACGTCACTAAACATTTTCCAGGGTTATTAAAATGGGTGCAGGGATTTGTCACATCTGGAATTTTAAAAAATTTGCATAGCGTAAATTTAATATCAGTAGATGCAGGCGGCATTCCGTGGGAACATTACGATCCAGCTGACGGCTACGAAACTCCCGGGTTCTTACCAGAATTTATTCATGTAAAAACTGATACTGATAGACCATTTTATATACTCAATCCAGAAACGGGCGAACGTACTTTTATGAATACTAGGGTAGCCTATTGGAATGAAAGAGATTGGCATGGCGGATTACCTATTTGGCGCCCTACTTATACCTTACGAATAAACGGATATTTTACAGACGAATTTAAACGTAAAACAGGAATGATAGTGTAAGATGACTTACAAAATTGAAAATCTATTTCCGACCCCTATATATAGTTGTTTTTTAGAAAACAAAGATGCTGTAGAAACAGAAATGTCTAATGCATTAGTTAATGTTCAATATGATGATTCTGTTAATTATTATCAATGGGGCAAAACTTTTGAAACTACAAGTGTCGAAGCCGACATACTTTCTGAAAAGCAAATGAATAATCTAGCACAGGCAATTGATCAACATCTTGAACAATACTGTAAAGAAATTGGATTTCAAAAAAGAGAATATAAAAGAAAGTCGTGGATCGTTAAAAATTCAACTGGTGGACATACGCATATACATAGTCACGGAGAATATGACATCGCTGGGTGCTACTATTTTCAAACTACTGGAAATGATGGTGATATATTTTTTGAGACTCCAGTGAGCCCAGCAGTGTCATCATTGTGTTATCAAAAATTTACAACGCGACACGAGCATAAGCCAGAGGTTGGTAAATTATTATTATTCCCTGGATGGCTAGCACACGGTGTTAAAACAAACACCGTAAATTCAGACAGAATTAGCCTAGCATTTATGATTGCTTTTGTAAGAAATTAAGGTAGTTCGTCAATAACAATATATTGGCCAGTAATTCCTTGGTTGGCTGCTGCCTGTTCTACTAGTTGTTTCCATTCATCTGTAGCATCGTGTCTAGCAATAATCATATGCATACGATCTTCATTACTGTTGTTAATTACAGAATGATGATAGTGTAGATTCATAGCATACACTCCTCCGGGTTCCATAATTAATTCTTCACCGTCACCCCATATCCATTTACAACCTAATGGATTATTAAGAGCAACATTGATATTCTCAATCAGCTTTATACTACTATCGCTGTGTAAGGCAATTTTCCCGCCAGCACGTAGCAACATAAATCTAACACGGCCGTACTTATTAGAAGGAAATACTTCTTTTAACCATTTAGTTGTTATAGGGCATAGGTCTGCAATTTCTGTCCAGTGCATATCATTGCTAGCATCTTTACCTTTCTTATATCCATACACGTCATAATTCTCATGTTTATTCCAGCCAAGCCCGTGTATAGTTAAACTTTCCCACCCATGCGAATCTTCATCGCCTCTGTGAGGACTAAATTTATCAAGTAATGCAAATGCCTCAGCACACATTTCTTTATAGGGTAGTGCTATATCTAATTTTAAATAGCGACCGTCTGAGTGATAGTATTCTTTCATCAGTTGACTCCTAGTGGACGTTCACTGTTATGTTTCCAGTCAAGTTCGTGCCAACTAGGTATTTTTAAATCTGTAATATCAGTATAAGAAAAATTACTAACTTTATCTATACGTTGCTCAATTTTAGATTTCCAGAATCCGTCGGCTGCTCTTGATGTAATCAACAGCGTTATGTTAGGATCTTTATTTTTAAGTTTTTGGAGTAAATTATTTTCTGCACTGATTCGATATTTTAAACTAGTAGTAGCAATAAATGGACTATGATTGTACAGGTCGCTCAGATTAAGTAATGTTTTCTTACCCGGCTCTAGCCAATCAAAATTATAAGATGCTGTGTAGTCTATAAGGATATAATCATAGGTTAAACTTTTGACCTTGCTCCATAATGAATCCCAATCGTCGATCGTGGTTAAAAACTTTTGCCACTGTTCTTTTATTTGATCTTTATATGAAGGGGGAATGTGCGGAGGATTGTTGGGCAACATAGGTTTATGAGTCCAATAGAATTCATCGTAGTCTTTGCCGTCCCATTCTTCGACCATCTTTCTCATAAACATTAAACAGTTATAGTTGATGTCTGTAAAGATAACTTTGGTATTGTTTGAGAATCCTACTGTTTCTAAATTTTTAATCCAATTAAATCCAATGCCTACACTAGCGTACTGTTCAACAGGTCCGTCAAACGGTAAGTCCTTACGCAGTTGATCAGAATTCCAGCCAGCAAAGAAATTCATTCCAAAAAATTGTAATTGTTTTATATCTGCTAGATGTCGTAAAAACACGTGGTCATATTCATAATATAGATATTTTTTGCTGTCACGAATTCTTTGATTCAATGTTAGTAGTTTTTTATCATGTTCTAATGCAACATTTAAAATGTTCCATCCATGTAGCTTAACAGAATATGTTTTAAGCTCAGTGCCCTTAGACATCCATACTGGGATCTCCGGATCACCATACAGGCATTCTTTACTACGAATAGGTGCAATTTGTTGGTACTCTACCCACTCTTCTTGCCCTACACTAGGGCAACCAATTTCTTTATACTGTTCTAGATTAATTATATAAAATTGTTGATGTAATTCAAAACAGGCATTTTTCTTATAGTAGGGATGATCGCCTCTATCGAGTATGTGGCCGGCTATAAAGAAATCTTCTTTGCATTGATCTTCTACAGCATCAAACAGTCTATCTGACAAACCTAAACTAGTGCCCGATGAAATAACTATAGCGTGAGTATAATCTTCAGTTGCTACAGATTGAAGCAAGTCATCTTCGTCTTTACTAATAAAAATATCATAGCCATGTAGATCAAACCGATTTATAAGAAAGTCAGATAAATTATTGCAAACAGTTGTAGCTTCTGTACTTTGGCAGTTATCTGAAACATCCAAAATACAAAACACAATTGGTTGTTTCTTATCGGTTCGAAACTTCATTACCATGTTATTTTCCTATCATAAATACGTTTGTCTACAGTTATATATCTTTATTAAAATGTAGCATAATTAAATTAGAGAATACTCAATGAAACATCATATACACGAAAACGGCTGGGCAATTATAGTTGATGATTTTGATTTAAGAACAGCAACTAAAGATGATATCAAACAGGCATCGGATCTATTAAAAGCCAGCACACTAATTGTTTTTAGAAATCAATCGCTAACAGTGAAAGATCAATTAGACGTTGGATATATGTTTGGCAACGTTACTACTGAGTATGCTCCGGGGCAAGATGAATTTGAAAATGAAACTGCTGATTTAGTTAACGATCCAAATGGACATATTACAAGAGTAACTGGTTCTCTTAATGAACATGGTAAGCCAGGAACAGCAGGCTACGTAGACGACATGGAATGGCACAATAACCAACCGCATCTTCTCAACAGCAATCACGGGCTACAACGAGGACCACTAGTATGGTTATACGGAGTAACTGGTACAGCAGGATCAAGAACCAGCTATACTAACAGCGTACTAGGATATAATGACCTCGATCAGACCACTAAGGATCAGATTAAAGATCTTAAAGGAATCTATTATGCTACGGCAGACTTTAGAGGTCCTATAGCAGGCGGAATTGAGATTGATCCAAATCCAGTATTACAAAATGTAGTTATACCGCATCCTAGTGGTAAACTTGGAATTTATCATTCTTTTTATCAATTAGAAAGATATGACGGAATGACCAGAGAAGAAAGTCTAGCTATAGCTAAACCATTGCATGATCATTTAATACAGGACAAATATTGTTACCACCACGATTGGCAAGACGGTGATGTAGTAATTGGAGACCAATGGTTTGGAATACACAAACGTTGGGCTTTTGAAAAAATAAGAGACCGCTTACTACACAGAATGGTCTTTGGATACGTTGATTAAATTTTAGGTACAGAATCTAGTTGTTGCAGGAAAACATTGGTATTCAATCTCCAAAATGTTTGTAAATGCCCGCGATATTCTTTTTCAAAGGCTCTAGTTAATACACCTGTCTTTTCTAGACTAGGACCCCATATAGTATGTACTAGTCGCTGTGTCCCTACTTCGCTAGGGTGACTAGTTATATACAGATCTTCCCAAGGTGGCGCCCAAGCTATACACGCTGGCATTAGATACTGTGCTGTAACATGCTGATGCGTTATAATTTGATTTCTAGTGCGTAGCGTGTTTAATGGTAGCAGATCAGATAGTACACATGTTCTAGCACAGATACGATAGCCTTCTTCCATGCTGTGTGCCGCAACGCTTCCCACAGCACGATCGTTGTAATAAAGAATCCATACCTGCCAATGCTTTTCGTTTTTAAAACAATCTATCATTGCCTTTTGACTTGAGTTGTTTACAAATCCTCTACGGCCAGCATCTGCATAAAATTCAGATAGATCCAAATCAGATGACCAAGGAATTATTTTATACATTCTTTTACTCGTTCAATAAAATCTGTTGGATAGTTTGTATTAAAACTTGCCCAGCATAGTTGATCCATTACTGCCCATGGTTGAGGTTTGTTCCATTCAATTCCTAGCGTGTCTAAATGTTTTCGCATTTCATCTTGTCTAGTAGAATAGATATGACTTTCAACATCTTGTATACTAATATTAGATTCGGTATTTTTGTAAGTAAAGAAATAGTTGATACTTTTTAGTTTGCCATCTACTACAAAGTAACTGCTAGGATGCATACTGTACTTGTGCCATCCTAATTGTTTATGTGTCTTAATGATGTCAAGCATCTGATCTTGCCAATCGGGTAGCACACTGTCATAGTTTGCTATATCACATCCTGCTTGCTCCCAAAAGTCAGGTCCGTCTATTTCTAAATATAACTTTCTAGCATCTAAATCTATGTTCTTAATTGTAGGAACCAGATGTGGATATGCATTACGCATTTGAGTCAAATAGTTTACTTCGCGCAACCACTTCTCTTCCATTTTAGCAGGATCAACTACTTGGTTCTTATCTTTATGATATTCAGTATCATTATGGTACCATTGAACAAAAACTTTTTTATCGTGGCTGATTAAACTAGTGTAAATAAGATTGTTCCGACAAAGCCCCTGACCAGGAACATTATTGTAGTAGTATTCGTAATTCATATAACTAATTATCTATAAATTTATAACCAAAAAAATAATATGCTAAATCAAACACTATCCTTATGTGAAACATGTTATCGTCACATACCAGCTGAACGATTTGAAAAGGATGGAAAAATGATGTTGGGCAAAACTTGCCCGAAGCACGGATACCAAGAAGCAATACTAGATATTAACACAAATTTCTATAAAGGTCAACAATATCAAAGACGTAGGCCAAGTTCATATTGGTTAGACATTACCAATCGCTGTAACTTAGACTGCCCGCATTGTTATCAAATGCCCGATAATAACAGCAAGGATCCTAGTATAGATTATTTGCTATCTGAAGTGTTGAGCTGGCCAGACAATGGATTGCCAGTTAGTTTAGTTGGTGCTGAACCCACTGTGCGTAGAGACTTGCCTGAACTAGTTCGAGCTATACACAACTTGCCCATCAAGCGTAGAAATGTTATAATCGTTACAAATGGAGTGTATCTAGCCAAATGGGATTATGTAAGTCGTTTTGAAGGATTACCAAATTTAAAATGGACATTTGGACTTAATCATCCTGACTACAATGGCGGACAGATACGTACTAAGCAGATGGAAGGATTAGAAAACTGTATTAAGCTAGGATTAGATGTTAAGACACTGACCTATACATTAGCCAATTTAGAACAGCTAACAGATGTAATGCACGAAGTACAAAAGTTTAAGATCAATGCTAGAATACAATTAGGTGTTGAGATTGGCCGCGTGCCAGAGGGTGACTTCAAAGAACTATACTTGTCTGAGTTAGTTGCAGTTGCCGAACAGTTTTGTCAAGACAATAGATGGACATGGGAGCCTGATCCCGTAGGCGGTAATCGCACACACTATGCTGTGCGTATAAATGGAATTGAACATAAATTTATTAAATGGTGTGATGTGAGGACTATCGATTTAGAGGAAGTACAAAGTGAATCGTGGGCTAGCATAGTTCCAGGAAAACCAATGAGTCCATTGCTACATCAAGTTATACTAAGAGATCAAGCAGTTAACAAAGGGCAGATGTTGTACGATACAGTACCTGAAAAATATAGACATGAATAAAATACACGATACAACATCAGTATGTGAACATTGTTACAGACACGTTCCCGCTGTCCTGTTTGAAAGAGATGAATCTATATGGCTTTCAAAAAAATGTAAATGGCACGGTGAAAGTGAGCATCTAGTTGAACCTAATGCTAACTTTTATCTTAACTACAAGTATGATAGGCCAACTAACAAAACATACTGTTTGGATATTACTAACCGTTGTAATTTAAATTGCCCACATTGTTATCAAATTCCAGATAACATGAGCAAAGATCCTAGCATAGAAAACATACTAGATATTATACGAGTATGGGAAGACGATGGTTATGCTATTGCTCTAATGGGTGCTGAACCGACTACTAGAAAAGACTTACCTGAACTTTGTCGTGCTATACAATCGTTACCAGGTAAGCCTCGAGCTATAATGATATTAACCAACGGAGTTTATCTATCAGACTATGAATATGCTCAACAATTTGCAGATATGTCTAATGTGTTTTGGACGATAGGATTAAACCATCCTGACTATCAAGGGCATACTGTTAGAAAAAAACAAATGGAAGGCATTGATAATTGCATGAAATTAAACATGCCAATTAAGAATGTTAGCTATACACTTGAAACTATTGCTCAATTAGAATATTGTCTAGACGAAATACAAGAATTTGGAAAAACTCTTAGTCCACACAATTACAGAGTGCGTGTAGGTACAGACATAGGACGCCATCCGGGTGAAGAAAAAATATACTTGTCAGAATTAGTAGACATGGTAATTGAAATATGCAAACGTAAAGGTTGGGACTACAAGTACGAACCGTCTTACGGAATACGTGTACATTATCCATTACGTATTAATGGCATATTAGTTAAAATAATTCAATGGCCAGATGTGCGTACAATTGACCTAGAAGAAGATCAAACTGAGTCGTGGGCAGATATGCTTCCTGGTAAACCAGTCAGCCCACTAGTACATCAAGTTATACTGCGTGATGGTGCTGTAAATAAAAATTTACCATTGTATGATACAATACCAGAGAAATATCAAAGGAAATATGATGCGAGGGATTAACGGACAAACTTATATAGATATGGCTCCGTTCTTAGACATGGAGACGTTTGATAAACTACAACCTGAAATATTAACAGGCTTTGCTCTAGCACGTGAGTACGCTAAAGAAGGCACGTGGATGAAACCAGGGTTTACATTTGATAATATGAGTTACAAACTCAGTTGGAAACCTATCTATCAGTCCATGGATGAGTTTATGGAACTACCTAAAGACGATCCTATATATCAAGCTGGCATAAAATTAATGCCGACAGATTTTAAAAACTTCCAACAACGTAACAAGTTTACACGTTATTTGAAAATGGCTATGGGTGCATACGATCCTTACATTTACTACTATTTGTGGGAAGAAGGTTCGTGGGATGACCGTACTGCGCCACGTAAACTAACTCCCGAAGCAGAGTACTTTCCTAATGTAGTTAAGTGGGTTGAAAGTTTAGTAGGTACAGTGTTTGAAGATATTGGCCGTGTTATATTCTTTCATTGTGAAGCAGATGGCATTCCATTTGAACACAGAGACTTAGATGCCAAAAACGGAGTTGATGTAGTTAAACCGCATCGCAATGAGTTTATACACATACGTCCTAATACTAAAAAAGCGTTTTACTTGTGGGATCCTGAAACTAAGGATAAAACATACTTGAACACTCGTGCCGCATGGTGGAATGATGTAGACTGGCATGGCGGCGAGCGTATCATGGAACAAAGTTATGGATTACGAATTGATGGCAAGTTCACTGAAGAATTTCGTAAGACTTTAGGTATTGATCATTTGGAGACATATTAATGAACTATATTGGTAACTACGCACACTGGATTAAAGAACAAAAAATAATGGAGTTTTTAACTTCGGTGCAAGGAGAACGTGCTCCAATTTGGCAACCTGAAAAATGGTCTGATCATCCAGAGTTAGAAAAGTACAAAGAACTAGCTAGACCTGGATATTCTAATAACAAATATTTCTTTCATCAATTAGGTCCAGCAAGTCCTGAGATTTTAGATTTTAAATTTGAATTACCAGAACTTCCAGAAACTCGCACATATACAAATTGGTGGTTTGTAAAATTATATCCAGGCGAGTTTCAAAGTATGCATATTGATCCGCACACGTTAGACGTACAAAATCTTGTAAGGTATACAATATTTTTACAAGACTGGGAACCAGGTCATATATTTGTGTACGATGACAAATACATATCTAACTATAAAGCTGGTGACATGTATGAATGGAGTGATCCTATGTCAGTACACGGACCAGCTAACATTGGTTATAACACGCGATACACATTTCAAATAACATTAAACGATTAAAATGTTAGATCAGAATTTAATAACATTTTTAAAATCTAAAAGTCCTTCACTTGTTAAAACTCCGGCAGATATGTTAGAGTTTGGTTGTTTACAGTATTACAAAGAATATGCAGACGAGTACAGTAAGTTTGGATGGATCAAATACTTTTCCGAAGAAGAAAAAAATAGTAGTGTAGAGGACAGTGATGTTGGTTACTTCATAAACGATATAGGATTTAGAGGTAACTATCCTAACACAGATAATAAAAAATTGTTAGCGTTTCTAGGATGTAGTATAGCATTTGGACAAGGATTATCTGAAGATAACATTTATGCTAATCTAATTGCCAATCATCGCAATCAACAATATCTAAATTTAGGAATACCCGGAGCAGGGTGTCATCGAATAGCTTTAACTTTTTCAGCCGCCACAAAAATATGGGACATTGAAACGGCAGTAATAAATTTACCTCCTTATACAAGATTTCATTATGTTGATAAAACTAATCACCTACAATCAATTTTGTTAACTTATGATATTGAACCGGGTGAAATAGAAAATGTAAGAAAGGATATATTGCAACATTTTAGTGATCAGTTCTTAATGTCACAAACTATTGATGCAATACAATGGATTATGGATATTGCCAAATCAAATAATATTAATCTTGTACTAGCCTCTTGGGACCAAGACACTATCCAATTAGTTAAAACTGCATTTGATTTAGATATACTTAAATTTACAGTAACCGATAAAGCTAGAGATGGCCACCCTGGTGAGGAATCACATAAACTGTTTGCTCAAGAAGTAATTAGTAACCTAGCAAGTGGAACATATACTTGTTAGCTAGACTACCGTTAATACCATTGTGCCATTCTCGATGGCTAACCCAAGATATAATTGTACCTTGCTCCATGTTGTAATAATAGTTACTTCCTAGTATGAATAATTGTCCTGTACTAGGTGTGTTCATAAACACAGAGAAGCGTTTTATCTCTCCATGCTTTAAATAATCCTTTTCGTTGTCATCAATATCATAATGGTGTCCAGTCATATAGCCAGGTTCTACACAACTAATCCAACTACGTAAAGGAGTTACATGTAGTCTACTAGCAAGTTCAAGTTCAATATCCTTAGTCTCGTAGAAATTAGTCCACTTGACACTATCGGTATTGAAATTACTATCTTGCCATAGCTTTAATATTTCTGCATATTCTGGATTACTCATATTCCACCGTGCAGGATCTACAGTAATGTCTTTGCCGTTTTTAAGATTAGATATAACTGCGTTCCAATCAATCATTATATACTTCTTCAAATATATCAGCAAACACGGTATTGCCCCATGATCTTTCTTTTAGATGTTTTGTTATAGTAATTTCAAAAAACTTTTTAAAATCAATGAACCCTTTTTCATCTGTTGATTGATCAAATCGATAAGCACCATCTTTACCTATAATGCCTTCTATTATTTTTCTTTCTATAAATCTTTCTTCATAAGGAATTACAGCATAGTTATCTATAGTTTTTAATTGGCCATCTTTAGCAATAAAGAAACAATTAGGATACAATGATACTTTCCAAAAATTGTTTGCTTTAGTTGAAATAAAGAAATCTTTCATTTGTTCTTTCCAGTTAGGAACTTCCTCGTCCAAGTTTCGTCCAGAGGTAAACAATACTTGCGATAATGTTTCTTTATTCCACTCCATAAAAATTTTTCTATTTTCAAAATCTACATCATATAATGCAGGTGTAGTTTTAAGATGCGATAATTGTTTTAAAAATTTAACATCTCTATGAAAGAACCAGTCTACTAGTTCTTCCGGCACTAGGATATCTTCATTAGGCCTATATTCAGGATCAATACAGTAGTGAGCACACATTACTGTCTGCTCCGGGTTGACTCTAGGAGTATATAATAAGTTCGAAGGATAAGGTGTGCCGGTTGGATTTAATTTAAAATAGTAATCCCAGTTAGTTGTATCTGTCATTATGCGTTCCAATTTAATTTTTTGCTGATATAAGATTGTACTTGATCTTTAAACTTTTGGTCAGCTGTATCTATATCTGATAGTTTGTAATTATATATTGCTTCATAGGAGTTTGTTTCGTAAAAAGCGAATAGTCTGTCTGACAAGAATGGATTACATCCACGTAGCCCTTTAAAGCCACTATCACTATAAAACTCTTGTACAAGGGTTTCTGCCTGATACCAATCCATTGTATTGTGTTTCCAAATAACAATATCGTTTCTAGTACTACCTACACCACCGCCTCTTGGTGTAGTAGATTTGAACACGACATTGCCTCTGCTGTCCTTAGTAACTTCATAGCCTGGATTTTGCCTAGCTTCTAATTTAACTAGTCCATTGCTTACTAATTCCTTAGTAAAGCGACTTTGGTTAGTTAGAGATTCGTCATAGTCGGGTACTTCTAGTATGTGTGCGCTGGCGCTTTGTCTAGTCCAATTAGCATTAAGCCATTCTAATGATGTGTTCCAAGATTCTACACTTTCGCCTGGTATGCCGCATATCATTTGTATATTAGCTCTGTATCGATTAGGGGCATGTTGATCGGTGTATGTTTGAAATTCTAATAGACCTTGTTGTAGTCTATCGGGATCCATGCCTTTACGTACAAGTTTGCCCGCGGCATGATTAAATGTTTCTATACCCATTGAATGGCCGAGGAACCCTAGTCTAATGTAAGTGTCCCAATGTTCCTTGTGTTTAACCACTAGGTCACCGCGAGCAAATCCGCATATCCAAGGATTGTATCCTAGTTCATCTACTGCGTCTGCATACTTCTGTAGTTTCTCTGGACGATCATTGAATGTTTCATCCATCACACGCCAATTCTTGATACCCCAGTTTTCATAGCCTGTTTGCATTTGTAGTTTGAATTGTTCTTTGCTAACGCTAACGTCTTTAGCTTGTCCTATAATAGGGAAATTACAATAGCTACAACTAAACATACAACCACGTGCTGTTTCAATCTGAGGACATTCCCACGGCATCATAAAGTCACGAGTTTCGTAGTCTACTAGATAACTGTCTAACGGCGCACTTGGATAATGATGCAGTCCTCGAATAACTTTCTTATTGCCAAAGAAAGCAGAGTCAGTCATTAGTGGTGCTCCTAGCGTTCCAATAAGATGCTGGCACAGTGCTAGTACAGCATTTTCTCCGTAGCTATCAACCCAATAGTCTACATTCTTAGCAGGAGTAGTTAGTGCATTGTTGCCGCCGACTACAATGGGGATAGTAGGATACTCTTGTTTAAGCCAATCGATAAAGTCGTTTAAGTATGGACTCCAAGGATTTAAGAACGCTGTTCCAAAACAAAACATAACTGTTTTGTCGGTTGTTCGTGACCTTACAAACTCCTGTAGTTCTTCCAATTGCCAAAATGCAGTAAAGTCGACAACTTCGGCATCCCAGTCTTGTTGCCTTAAAAACGTGGCCACTCGATGCGTCCACAGGATACGTTCCCAGCGTTTACCTGTTAGGCTGAAAAATAGTGCGTGATTCATACCAATCGGAACTCGTCAGGTAGTATATGTTTTAATGAATCTATCTTGTCTTGTTCTACACTAAATTTTACAAAAGTAGATGAATGGCTAAAATTAACTATGTATCCTGCCTTGTTAGCGCCGTTGAGCCAAGGGCTAACTGTGTTATCAAATATATGTCTAGCATGATCTGCGTTTGTCATAGTAGTAGTCACAGCTACATCAACAGGATTCTTTAATTGGTTCTTCTTCAATAATTTCCTAACAACTAACTGTATTCTAGCACGACGTCCAAAATTAGCGGCTGTATGCAAGAAGCTAGCATCCATATCATACCATATGCCATCCTGAGCCAGTGGATGCATTATATCTCTAACTAGATCAATCAAGTAACTGTTCTCTCCCAAAATATTCAAATGGTAACGATCATCTATATCAGCATGTCTCTGATAGCATTGGTTAGGATCCAAAATAATAATCCTTGCTTCACCTTTAACTACAGGCAAGCTGTTGTAAAGTGTTTCCCAAACTGTACCTTTGTACTCATCCTTGATAACCCATGGGTCATAGAAGAAATCACCTGTAGGTTCATTAATAGTAGTCCGCATACCTGCTTCGGGTAGTTGGCTCAAAGCCTCTTGAAATATTTGTGGATCGATTGTATAATTGGTAGGAGTCAGCATGAAATATTTATGTGCTACTATTATAGTGTAAATAAAACATGAAAATTAAAATCGCACCAGAGTACGATCCAAAATATCTAGAAACGGAACGACCACAGCCGCTAGTAACTAACCAAATCGAGTCTATGATACAAGATGTGCTATCTGGCAAATTAGACACAGACATTAGTGATCAGGTGTATATTAATTTTAAAAAAGAAATGACCAGTTGGGTTTTAAAGTCTAAACTCAATCGTATTACAGGGTTAGATAATTTTAATAGAGTAGACATTGTTAATGGTTGTACTCAATTTATAGACACTGCTTATATGAATGGTCCTGTGCAAGTATTAGCAGGCGATTATAGATATCATGCTAGATTAGGTAATTGGTATACTCATCCTGGGTTCCTTAGTGCAGAAAAACAATTAGTAATTGCATGGCCATTTCCTAGTACAGGCGATACGCACACGCAAATGAAGGAGATATTAGATGAAGCGGGAGACAAAGGTATTAGTGTACATGTGGACGGCGCTTGGTATACTTGCTGCCGCGGAATTGACTTTGATGTATCTCATCCATCGATTAGGTCTGTCGGGATAAGTCTAAGCAAAGGTTTAGGTTTAGGATGGAATCGTGTAGGCTTACGTTGGACTAAAAGTAAAGATGCCGATGCTGTTACTATACAAAATGATTTCAACATGAATCTTCGTGCGCCTGTAATGATCGGTCTACATTTTATACGTAACTTGCCACCAGATTATTTGTGGAACGAATGCGGCGAAAATTATTATAAAATATGTCGAGACTTTAATCTAACACCTACTAAAGCAATTTACCTTGCACTTAAAGATGGTCATCCAGTAGGCGTTAGTCCTCTTATGAGATATTTAGAAAATGTCTAGGCTAATAGCGTTTGGTGATAGTTTTACGTATGGGCACGGATTACCTGACAGCCATATCCCGCCCGATCTGCCGGGACCTAATCCTAGTAAATTTGCATGGCCGCAAATATTAGGAAATATGTTAGGTACTGAAGTTATTAATAAATCAAAACCGGGACATAGCAATATACAAATATTACAAGATATTTTAAGTTTTGATATATTAAAAACAGATGTTGTAATAGTTGGGTGGACTTTTGTAGTAAGGGATTGTATTTTTAAGAAAAATATATTAGGTATAGATACTTCGATTAAAGTTAGTCCATGGCATAAAGATACAGCATTTATTAAAAATTATTTTAATGTACACAATGACTACGACATGGCTGTTAGAGCAGGACTATACATCCATCACGCGGAATCTTATTTAAAAACAAAAGTATCAAATCAACATCATTTTTGTGCTCATCAAGAAGTGCTCGATGTAATGCCTAGTTTTACACTAATACCCGAAAATTTTATAAATGGCAAACTGTTGCCGAGGATAGATAAAGCGTTGGATAATAGCCATCCCGGACTAGCAAGTCATCAACAGGCTGCCGAAACACTATACGAGATAATCAATGGAACAAAGTAAAACATTTTGTATGCATCCGTTTACAGGATTAGCTACTAGAGAAGATGGCGCTGTGCAAGCCTGCTGTCGTAGTCATCCTGTTGGTTTTATACAACAGCAATCCTTAGAAGAAATTTGGAACAATGACACTATGAAACGTATACGTAAGTCAGTGCTTACTAACATACGTCCTCCGGAGTGCGATCAGTGTTTCAGCCTTGAAGATCAAGGTGTCGAATCCTTGCGACAACGTCATATAATCGGTCGAATACCCGAAGCTAGGGTTAACTTGTACCCTAATGCGCTAGACGCTTTAAAAGACGACTATAGCATGCCATTTGAAATTCCTACTATAGAACTAAAATTAAACAATTTGTGCAATCTTGCTTGCCGTATGTGTCATCCGATGGACAGTACCAGTTGGAAGGACTGGAGTGTGGTGAAAGAGTATTACAAGGCAGAAAACAATATCATGTATGCCATTGTCGAAGAACATGATTTAGAAAATAAACCACACTTGGACAAATTCCAAGATAGTCCAGAATGGTGGGCAAGCCTAGAAAAATTACTGCCTTATTTCCGTCGCGTTGAGTTTGCCGGCGGCGAGCCATTAATGGATCCACAACATTATCGCATATTAGATATGCTTGCACCGTACGGTGACCAAATTGAAATTAAATATGCAACTAACTTAACCATGCTTGGGAAAAGTAATCGTACTGTTTGGGAATATTGGCCTAAGTTTAAATCAGTCGCAGTTAACGTTAGTATAGACGGAATTCGAGATAGTTACGAATATGTGCGTTCTAACGCTCGATGGTCCGAACTTATTAACAATATTAGACAGATACAAACTATACCAAATATTAGCCGCATAGTCGGAGCCGTTACTGTTCAAGTAAGTAACGTACTGGTATTAGATCAAATAATAGAATATTTTTTAAACGACCTTGGCATAGTGTTTCACACTCATCGAGTATCCTATCCTAAAGTGTTAAGTGTACAGGTACTACCTAAACCTTTAAAGGCGCTGGCTATTCAAAGATTGGAAGAAGTTAAATTACGTGTTTCAGAATTTAAAATGGTCAAACAACATCCGGAACTACTAGCGTATACTCTAGGGCAAATACAAGATAACATCAATTATATCAACGCTGTTGATCAAAGTATCCTGTGGGGAGACTGTGTAGAATTTAATCGTAAATTAGATGCTAGTAGAAACAGTAAATCGTTTACAGATGTTACTATGGAGTTTAAAGATTATGTTTAAAGTAACTAGCCGTTGGCCGCATCAAGGTAGTATTAAGATTGAATGGAATCTTGGCAAACGCTGTAACTATGATTGTAGTTACTGCCCTAGTGAAATACACGACAACACAAGCCAGCACACAGATATAGAAATTTTAAAATCTACTATAGATAAACTAGTAACATTGGGTAAGCCTATTCGATTAAGTTTCACAGGAGGGGAGCCCTGTGTCCATCCTAAGTTTGACGAACTAGTTAAGTATGCTAAACATGTAGGCATCAGTTGGATTAACGTAACAACTAATGGAACACGACCGTATGAATTCTATGCAGGTCTTCCTGTTGATCAATATGTATTCAGTATACATTTAGAGTATGATTGGAAACGTGTATTCAACACAGTAGAGAGCATTAACAAATTATCAACAGTAAAAGTTATAGCACAGATAATGGCACATCACGACCATATGCCTGCGGCAGTGCAATTAAGAGCTAGATGTCAGTTAGGCAATATACCAAACACTGTTAGACGTATACGCTGGACCAAAGGAGATCATGATCTCTTTGACGACATGAGATATAATGCTAACGATTTAGATTTTATTAAATCAATGGAGTCTACAGTTGAAGCAAATACAGTAGTGTGGTTAGATGACAAGTACGCACAACTATTGTATCATGCTAATGACATGATTAAGAATCATCAGAATCAATTTAAAGGTTGGACCTGCAACGCAGGTATAGAAAGCCTAATGATAAATTGGGACGGAGATGTACACAGAGCGACTTGTAGAGTCGGTGGTAGTCTTGGCAACATATATGAAGGCAACTTCGTTGCTCCTAGCGAACCCGTAACTTGTGACCGTAATTTCTGTACCTGCGCGGCAGATATCCCACTAACTAAGTCTAAACTTTGATTGATGTGTTTCGCAACTACACAAGCAGTTCTTAATAGAACATATAGATGATTTGAATTCAGGATCAAACTTTGCTACAAAGTCTTTGTCTAGAATGTTGAAACTATAATCTAATCCATAAATTGTCTGCTGACACGATCCTTGTATTTCTCCAGTCCAATTAATATAAACATTATCTAAGCCTATATCACAGTTCCAACCTTCGAAGCTGGTCCAGTTTTTATTAATATAGGTATTAGATTTGGCTTTAATTGTTTTGCCATTATCAAGAGTCGCTACACTTTCATAGATGCGCATTTGGCCGCCAAATATAAGTTTTCTATTTTTCCATAGCCACACTAGATCAGGAATCCGCTTCAATGGATTTTTTAAAAAACTTTTTTGTTTCCTTGTCAGTTGAATATCACTCGCATCTATAACTTTGATACCTTTAATGCTTGATACTTCTGGTTCAATGACTTCGCAAGTCATAAGGATCCATTTGTGACGACTATTCTTTTTCATATAGTCAATGACATCCAATCCCTCTTGCCAATGCTTCCTGTCCATCAGGACTTTAACAGTTACTTTTTTATTAAGTTCGAATAACGTATCTGCTACAGCAATCATATGGTCAGGATCTGCTTGCGATATATGATACGACAAATGGGCATTGTCTATTAAATGTCCGTACTCTTTCCACCAGCGCAATGTTCTCGAACCGTTACTGATCAAACTAAAGTAGATGTCATTTTCTTTTTTAACTGCTTCAATAAACTCAGCAAGATCTCGCCACAGAGTAGGTTCACCGCCCGCAAGGCTAAGATGTATTTTAGTCTTGCCTAGCTTTGTCCGATAACGTTCAATAAGATGGTTAAAGTTTTTAATGATAAGATCTAAATCGGCAGGAGATCGATAGTCCCCGGCATTACTGCCCGGCCAGCAATACTCACACTTATAATTACAAAGATTATTAGGATTCCATCTTATTGCTAAGATGTGAGATTGCTGAGTTGATACTATCTTTATAGGTGTCATAGCAAATGAGCAAGCTCAGGGAACGTTTTAGTAAAATCTGTTTTGCGTTGTTGATCTAGAGTAGTAATATATTCTCTAAAATCCGGAAGCAGATGGGTGTCATCTTCTTCGTCCATCCAATCAAGTATACCTTCCCAACGTTTCCATCCCCAAGGGTTCTTACCTAGAGATTCGTCATCTTTATTATTTTCTTCTAACCAAAGTTTAAGCTCTTCAAATTTTCTACGAACTTCTAACTTGTCTTCTTTGGGCAGAACACGTAGACTTAGCCATGTAGGAATCCACAACAAATGTACACCTATCAATCCGCCGCCTTGCGTATATCCGCTGGCATTTACTTGTTTGTTTATCTTTTTAAAACCGCTAGATACTTTCCATTTTATAAAGTCTGGAATATGTTTGATGTTTAAAATTTGTGCGGCTAGTGCAATAGTAACATGGATATTGTCGGGAGTGTTGTCTAGTTTGTGCAAATTTTGCACAATGGTATCCCAATCGCTTGGAAAACGTATGTAGTGATTGCGATCGTCCATACCATCCAAACTTACTCCAACTTTAACTACTTTAAAATTTTTCCATAGTTCAATAATTGAGTCATCCAGCATTAAGACATTTGTATTATAACGCAGATGTATTTGTCCAGCGTAGCCCCTGCGAACAATCTCTTCTAAGAAAATCTTATGTTCTTTAATGATCAAAGGTTCACCGCCAGCAAAATACAACTGTCGAATATTAGGTATCTGAGCATAGATTTCTTCCCAGAAGGCAGGGTTCTCATGCCAGTAGTTATTAAATTCTTTCGGATCCCAACCCATTTGTTTTTTAATCAAAGGACTTTGGAATATAGGAAATACTTTTTTGTGATCCGGCACCCACATACTACTGTCATGCGGACTACACATGATACATTTTAAATTACAAGTATGTCCAAGTCTAAGATCCAAGTATTGTAATTTATAAGGAACAGTGCCGTCTTCTTCTGTGTTATTAATCAATTCGGGGATATCAAGTTTATCTAAATGCCAAGCACCAGTTTCCCAAATACGTTTGCTGACAATTCCGTTAGACTCTTCTTCAAAACATTTTGTACAGCTACTAGGAATTTTTCCCTCTAGCATTAGTTTACGTACAGAACGCATGTAGGTGCTGTTGAATACTTGACTAGGTAATTCGTTACCGAAGTTACTAGGATCACCGTCTTCTTTCTTAACAAGCCCTACACCATAATCTCCGGAATACGATCCTGATGCATTTGCCACACAACAGATACGTGCATCACCGTTGGGTCTAGTTGCAAGATGTATCCATGGAATAACACAAAATGATGCTGTACCAGTTACCTGCTCTAACTGTTGTTGCCAACTGGCTAGTTCACTGTTTTCGTGTTTCATCCAAAATACTTTATCCATGTTGCTCTACCTTAATTTTTTGATTGTCTATACTTATAAAAGGACTGTGAGGTCCGCACATGATTATACAAGTTGAACTAGATTTTTCCTGCCACTTCTGTTGCCACATCGTTTGCCACTGATCTGTTTCAACAATTTTACGTAATCCTGTTTCTAACACGTTTAATCTTGGAAATCCTAGAACCTGCTGTCGTACTCGTTCACCTTCCTCTACGACTGAATCCTCTTGAAACAAATTATATGATTTTAATAAATCAACATCGTAGTTTGTATGTAGGAAGGCACCGATCATACAGCAGGGGCTTAGTTGATAGTGTGCATCGATAAACAATTCTTTATCTTTAATTGCCACACAATTGATCTTATCTGCATTAGGCCAATTTTGATGCCCTGCTATATCCTGTTTACTTACAAACTTAACAGTGCTGTCAGACGGCTGTTCTAGATTATATAAAACCGTTCCCTGATTATCAACTACTGGAAATGGACGAGCATGTCGTCTGCTGTTTTTTACCGTAAATTTTTTAAATCCTATCTGTTTAGCCACAGTCTCGGCGGCACCGACCTGATGTTCGTTGTGTTTAAATCTAATAAACATCCATTCTGCAAGTCCGCCTGCATCTATAAATGTTTTAGCGTTCTTTAAAATTAAATCATAGTTAGTACCAACACGATACAGACTGTGTGTATCTGCCAGCCCATCGAGCGCAAATACTACTATATGGCGAACAGGAAGTGCATTGTATAAATTTTTCCACCAAGCAGAAGATCTCAAACTACCGTTAGTATGAATTTCAATCCTAACATCGGGCGTGGTGTCTTTAACATATTGGCACATGTCAACAAGATCAGCGTTCATTAAAGGATCGCCAAAGTTTCCACAGAAATTAATAGTATCAAGTTGCTCTAGTATATCTATTGGAAATATTTTTATAAAATCGCTTAAGGTCCATTCGTTTATATTCAACAATGGATTTTCTATGCCGCCGTGTATGTTACGAGGGCACATAGGACAAGACGCTTGGCATCGATTGGATATCTCCACGTGAACACTTTTAAGTTCATTAAAGTTAAACATTTTTCTTTCCTATAAGCATCCAGCGGGTATATAATGGTAATTCCAACTCGCCCGCAAAAAGAATGTCTAAATTACTTTGTTCTTTAAATTCTTCTAAGCTATTGGCGATTCTAATATGTTCTGGTATTTGATAGTTGTTACTTTGCAAAACTATAATGCTGTTCTGCGGATGCCCGCTTAACCATAGTTCATATTCTTCTTGTGTTATATGCTCACAGCTGGTATTGATAATAACATCCGCATCACTGCGAATACTACACATATCAGCTGTAACTGCTTTGAACTTGCCTTGTATTTCTTCCAGCTTGTTCATATTAATAGCGATAGGTTCACAACTAGGATCTATATCAACACTTCGAATGGAAGTAACGTATATATCACTTTGAAACAGCATACTAGCAAGAGTGCCTACCCAACCTCCGTGTATGTCTATAGTAACAACCTTATTAACGTGTTTACGTAAATTCTTAATAAGCCATTCTTTGCTACGAAGTTGACCAGACCAAAATGCATCCATAGTTCTTATAGGATCTGGACTTTGGCGGATGGCTTGCATCCAGTGATGCAAATGTTCTGTATCAATTAACAAATTGAGCTCCTGACTTGTTAAACTTACCGCATTGTTTACTACATTCTCTTAGACCGTTTTCGGTCCAACAACCTTGTATCTTACTAAAGAAGTTGCTGTCAAAAATTTCTTTAAACGTTTGATTATGCAGATTAGGGAACTCTTCTATCTTGCTCATATAGTCTATGCGTGATTTGTGATTAGGTAGATACCATTCTAAATCTAACCAACAGCACGGGCTAACATTACCTGTACCGCTAACATAAAGTGTGCGGGTTGCTTGCGCCTTACAGCTTATAGTAGGCAAGTGATCTTCTTGTGCTTCTTTAACTTTTGAAATCATTGCCTTACTAGTTTCTGTAGGAAACAACACATGCGTAGGCTTGCCAGCATCGTCTAATACAGTTAAAC